ACTTGAACCCGACCCTTTACTGGGCATACCGCAAAAGTAAACAGAACGGAAATGAATTCATCGATTTTCAGGAAGTGATATGGGACGAGGATATTGAACCAATTGCCAACTTTCTGAAAGCCGAGGGAATCAACAAATTTACGATTTCCAGCACCTTCAGCGGTCTGATTGCCACCCTTGCCGCTTTTGAAAAACAAGGATTTCACATGAATGGGCTGACCAAGGTAACCGCAGATTATACAGATTTTGCAACCGGCAAACCGAAAATCATCCCTGCGATTCTCATGAAACTGAACTAAAAACCAAAGAGCCAAGGGGCGGAATGAGCCGCCCCTGTGCTTGCCTGTAACGGCGGGCAGAAACGATTCCGTAAATTTACCAAATGCAAAAAGCAAGCCAACAAACGGCAACGTGGGGCTTGCTTTTTGATTGCTCCGGGGGCGCAAAAATAAGGGAGATCCTATTTCATCGTACTGTATATTACCATAAAAAATCAAGAAAAGCAAGACTGTATATTACACAATCATTTGGCGAATATACAGCCTTTTTTTCTGTAGATTTAGCCGCTTGCAATAATGCACACTATGCGGTAATATGTAATCACCGAAAGGGAAAACAATCAAAAAAACGGAGGAAAACACAATGGTATCATACGGAATCGCAAAGGCAAGAGCAATGGCAAACAGAATCGACTGGAACGAAAGAACCGAAATCACAAAGGCAATCATCACCTGGGTTGACGCGGAGTACGAATACGAACTTGAAATCGAAAACGAAGACCACATGGACGACGATGATTTCACAGCCTGGATTGAAGAAAATGCAGAGGCTTTTGCAAAAGAGGACGCACAGGAAAACGGCACAGCCTTTGAAGAAATCGACAGAATTCGCTACAAAGAAGACTACATTGACGACGATGCGCTTTTCGATGAGGAATACGAAAATGCCTGCGAATTTGAATGGGAGTGCATGACGGGAAGATAAAATTCCCAGCACTTTCCAAACAGCCCCTGAGACAAGGGGGCTGTGGCTCGTACCGAAGAAATATAGTACACAAAATCCGAGCTGAATCTTTGTGCAGTATATTTTTCCGTTATGACTTGATAAACTTGAAACTGTATGGTAACATGGTTACAATGGGAATAGAATCTCGATTACAAATCGCCCCCAGAGGGCTTGAAAATAATGATGCAGACTTGCTTTGGCAGGTCTTTTTTGTTAGGTGGTGATAGAATGGCAAAATACAAACCGACAGAATTCATGGCGGAAGATTCCAGATACGATAAAAAGGCGGCAGACTATGCCGTCTCTTTTATTGAATGCCTGAGTCATACCAAAGGCACATGGGCTGGAAAGAAATTTGAACTTCTGGATTGGCAGGAACAGATTATCCGCGACCTGTTCGGCATTTTGAAACCGAATGGCTATCGACAGTTCAACACGGCGTACATTGAAATTCCCAAGAAAAATGGCAAACAGCTGGCATTACACACTCCAATCCCTACCCCATACGGATTTACAACAATGGGTGATATACAGATTGGAGATGAATTGTTTGATGAGAAGGGAAACATCTGCCATGTTATTGCGAAAAGTCCTGTAGATTATGAAGAACAAGGCTATATCATCCGATTTAAGGACGGTGAAGAAATCATTGCAGGAGCAAGGCATTTGTGGACAGGTGAACTTACAAATGGTACACGCAGAAAAAGAACGATTACAACGGAGGAATTATATCAGCGTTCTTGTGACGCCGATGGTTGTTATCGGTTTCGTATTCCTATTGCCGAAGCCTTTAACACAACTGAAAAAGAACTGCCTGTTGAACCTTACTTAATGGGTTATTGGTTAGGCAATGGAAATGCTGTAAAGCCTGAAATTACAATTCAAACTTGCGATATACCGGAAGTGTTAGACCGAATATGGCCATGGCACAAGCTAAAAAGAAGGTGGAAAAATACAGGTGATTCGGAAATCTGTCCTGTCCCGGATTTGAAAAAAGTACTTTTGAAAAACTTCCATGACAAGAAAATCCCAATAGAATATCTCAGAGCTTCCGTTTCGCAGAGATTCGATTTATTACAGGGACTTATGGATTCTGATGGAGCAATCAGTAATGTGAAAGGGCAGGCAATTTACACTTCTACAGAAAAAGCACTTGCTGAAAGCGTAAGTGAACTGCTATGGGGTTTAGGCATAAAAAATACAATCACGACTGCGGTATCCACGCAGAGAACAGATTGGAGTAAGCCAAGCAGAGAATGCGGAAGAGTGGCAACAGGAGAAACCCTATACTATGTGAAATTCACTGCCTTCGATGATATTCCGATTGCAGGACTAAAAAGGAAAATGAAAAACGCAGTAAAAAGGAATCCTAAGTCACGCAGTCATTTTCGATATATTGATTCTATTGAAAAAATTGAAAATCCGGGTATGCAATGCATACAAGTCGACAGCCCTTCACACCTTTATTGTGTTGGGCGTTCTTTTTTACCAACACACAACAGCGAGCTTGCCGCCGCTGTTGCACTGCTGCTCACCTGCGGTGACGGTGAAGAACGTGCCGAAGTTTACGGCTGTGCTGCTGACCGCCAACAGGCAGCCATTGTATTTGATGTGGCTGCCGATATGGTGCGAATGTGCCCAGCCCTGAATAAGCGAGTGAAAATCCTGACCTCACAAAAGCGTATCGTGTACATTCCAACAAACAGCTTCTATCAGGTACTTTCTGCAGAAGCATACTCCAAGCACGGATTCAATATTCATGGCGTTGTATTTGATGAGCTGCATACCCAACCCAACCGAAAACTCTTTGATGTCATGACAAAGGGCTCCGGTGATGCCAGAATGCAGCCTCTGTATTTTCTTATCACAACCGCCGGAACTGATACAAATTCAATCTGCTATGAAGTACACCAAAAAGCAAAGGACATTCTGGAAGGCAGAAAGCACGACCCGACTTTTTATCCGGTCATTTATGGTGCAGATGAATCCGAAGACTGGACTGACCCAAAGGTGTGGAAAAAAGCAAATCCATCCCTCGACAAGACAATCGGCATGGATAAGGTGGTAGCAGCTTGTAATTCTGCAAAGGAAACGCCGGGAGAAGAAAACGCTTTCCGACAATTGAGACTGAACCAATGGGTAAAACAGGCTGTCCGCTGGATGCCGATGGAAAAGTGGGACAAATGCAAGGTGGATTTTGATGAAGATATGCTTGCCGGGCGTATCTGCTACGGTGGACTTGACCTCTCCTCTAC